CCACACTTTGAATTGTCTTGGAACTCTTATCCAGCGGAATAAAATAAAATGTACGAGATGATTGACCTAGTTATGCAATGGCTAGTTGCACCTCTTGGTATAGTGGTGTGGCACTTATTCTCCCGATGTAATAAACATGAAACAGAAATAGCAGTACTTAAATCTCAACTAGAATCGTCTAAAATTTCCTACGACAGGGAAATGAAAGAGATGAAAGAAACAATCAAAGCAATCTTTAACAAACTCGACAGTATAGAACATGCACTGCGAGAGAGATAATGGACAACAAAGCGTTGGTTGGTGTGCTGTTTGCAGCACTCGTAGGTTTATTGGGTTGGAATATAAGTACGACCCATGAATTAACACTACAAGTACAGAAACTGGAAATTATACTTCTCAATGATGCCTTTGCAAAATAGGGGGGTAAAATGCTTGATCCAGTTACTATCATTGGGGGTGCCACAGTCGCCTTTAATGCTATCAAGAAGGGCATTGCTGTCGGGAAAGACTTGCAAGATATGCATGGTCAGTTATCTCAATGGGCAGGTGCTATGTCAGACTTAGGTCAGGCAGAGAAACAAACAAACAATCCACCTTGGTGGAAATCTTTAAGCGGATCAGTAGAGGCTGAAGCTCTGGAAGTTTGGAATGCCAAGCGTAAAGCAGAGGCCATGAGAGAAGAGCTAAGGCAACATATAAGTTTCATATATGGGCCATCAGCATGGGACGAATTAGTACGCACTGAGGCAAGAATACGAAAAGAGAAACGAGACCAAGAGTACCGTAAAGCAGAGATTATACAAGAGATAATCACTTGGACTGTGACTGTCACATTATTAGTTGTTGGTATAGGCATTCTTGGTTTTATAATCTACTTGGTAAAATGATCAGAAAGAATAATAAGTACTACGTTTATGATAACAACGGTAAGATACTTATTATTACTACAAGTAAAAGGATAGCACAGCATGTCTATAACACCAGAGTGGCTAGATAAGTGGCGTATATGGCCTCGTATGATTATTACGCTGTATGGGTTAGCTTTCTATAAAACGACAACATGGTTTATGGACTTACCTGATCCTACTAATGCACAAGCAGGTTTTGTATCAGTTATTGTTGGTGCAGGTGCAGGTTTCTTTGGGATATATGTAAATGGTAAATCGTCTGATAATCGTAGTTCTACTAACGTCAACGTTAAGTAGTTGTGGGTTAACATCCCTAATTCCTACTGGTGGGACTAACGTAGCAGCTAACACACAGCTTGGTAAAGAGAATAATCAAGGTGTAAACACAAGTGTTGATCGTAGTGTACGACCAGTATTACGACCAGAAGGCCCAGTAGAGAATATACAACAAGATAATAGTACGACAAATAATACTGAGATAGACCCACTCCTGCTTATACTATTAGTATTGGGGTGGTTAGCCCCATCACCGTCTGAAATTGGAAGAGGCTTAATTAAGCTGTTCAGACGTAAAGAATAAGAATATCCATACTCTGCATAAAACTAAACCCCTGAATCCTTAGTTGGACTCAGGGGTCTTTTTGTATCTACTCTTCGGATAGACCTAACTTGTTCATACACATTGCCGTACCTTCATACAGCATTTCTATGTCGGCCTCTGCTTTGGTTATCTTTCGTAAGCAGTATGCATTAGCTAATAGGCTAATTAATAAGATACCTTCTACTACACTCATTTGCGTTCCTGTTGTTGTATTAATGCTTCTAGATACCATCTAGCTTTCTTAAGGTCTTCTACTCCATTCTTGTACCGCCATCGGTGTAGATACTTAGCTACATTTCCACGGTAGTATCCTGTCAACTCATCGTCGTTAAGGAAGTCCTTGATGTACTCAATACATTCAATACTACCCTGACCATAATGTGCAGGTTTATTTACGTTGTCACGTTCCTTAGCTCGTTGTCGTTCTTCTAAAGACATTGGTGTTATCATAGGTGCCTCACTCCATTCACTCATAAGTTCTCCTTGTTGCTATAGATATCTTTGTAAATCTTTTCCATGTCGTCATGACCTTTTCCGTAACCCACAACATGACCCATTACAAAGCCACAAATAGCGATACATACACCATAAACTATTGTTTCCATCACAAGTTCTCCTTCATAAAGACCTTTACCCACTGTGCGCAGATGTCGGATCGTATAATGTCGTCTATACCAAATTCTATGATTGGCACAGGCAACATATGCTTCTTTGCTAGGTGAATAACTTTAGACAAACCGTCAGCTTCCTTTAGGTCTGATTGTTGTACATCACCATTAAGTACTATAGTGGTGTCTTCACCCACTCGTGTCAAGAGCATCTTAAGCTCATGTGTCGTTATATTTTGTGTTTCATCGACAATTATGAAGGCATTATCGAAACTACGCCCACGCATAAGTGCAAGAGGTGCCATTTCAATATTACCATTCTTGATTGCAGTTTCGACAGTTCCTTTCCCAAGATGTTTCTCCAATACGTCTAGTACAGGTAATGCCCAAGGCATAGTCTTCTCTTGTAGATCACCCTTAAGAAATCCTAACTCTTTACCTACGGCAACGTGAGGTCTTGTGATGACGATCTTATCAATCTCTTTCGTCGTGTAGAGGTCGGCAGCATAAGTCGCAGTAACATACGTTTTCCCAGTTCCCGCAGGGCCAAGGATAAAGACCTGACTGTGTGTTTTAAGAGCATCTATGAGTTCCTTTTGACGATCTGTTCTAGGCACAAGACCAGAAGTTTGCTTTTTGTCTGCGCCTTTGTAGTTAGTTTTTCGTCGGGTACGTTTAGGTTTTTCGGGGAAGTCATCCATCAATACTTACCAGTTCAGCCTCTGTAAAAGGAATATGGAAGAATAATTCACCTTTACGTATATTCCTACCTCTAGCCTCTTTTAAACTCTCTTTGGTTAGTAGGGTATCCTTAATTCTCCATGCTTTCTTCAGGTCTTTACGGAACACATAGAAGTTAAGAACACCATTCTGCCCCTCATACTTGTCTAAGAGCCTCTGTTTACGTTCAGGAATACGTATCTCTGTCCAGTGACTAGGCCAGTCCCCATCCCATGCTACCTTAACCTCTGCCTCATTAAAATAAGTGTAGCCATGTTTCTGAGATATTACATCTACAAAGTAGTTTTCCTCTGTGTTGACAATCTCATGCTTTTTCTGAATTAGGAACGACACAAGAGCTTGTTTAGCCTTTTCGTCGTATGCTTCATATAAAGCTCTATTAAAACTCTTTCTGACCTTTGTCATCTAACCACTCTTTCAGTTCTGTGTAGCCACCAATATGTGTGCCTTTTGTGTTAAAGATTTGAGGAACAGTAGTAATACTAGACCTCTTCAGCAAATATAGTAACCATTTACTACTAGCTGTTTGTATATTGTACTCTGTATATGGTAATCCATTTCCTTTTAACAAGGCTTTAGCATCATCACAAAAGTTACATTGGTCACGGGTTATGATCACGTACATCTTTTCTCCACTTGAGTTCGTGCAAGAGTTTCTTCTGTTCGTATTCGGACATTATTATCCAGTCTCTAATTTCATCTATAGTCCTCTTACACCCCACGCACTCACCATCTTTTATTCGACATATGAGTACGCAGGGCGAAGGTACTTGACCTACGTTAGGTCTACGATTTCGCATGAGTCACCAGAGCAAGCTAGTGTTTGCATAGATGCTGTGTTGTCCTCTTTCTCGTAATCAGTCAGTTTAGACCAGTCGATAGTCTCTGGCATAAGAGATAACAACTGTTCATAATCAGACTTCTCACAATCCTGATAAGGTGCCTGTTGATATGTGTGATCACTATGAGGTAGAAACGACACCCCAGACATCTCATCAAAGTATTTGAACACAAACGCACCCACCTCTACCCATTCGTCGTCACGGACTGAGATAGTTACGCTAGGCTTATGTTCGCACCAATGACGTTGATACAACAACCATGTCTCTAACTGTTCAATAGCTGTCATATCATTACGTGTAATTGCACCCGCAGGAGACTTAACAGGGAAGCTGAAGACTGTTGTATTGTCTGGCTTCATTACATCAGGCTCATTAGGTACACCTTGGTCAATCATAAACCGTGTAAGTGGGTCTTTATTGTCGCCACGCACCGTGCGGATGTAATAAGGGCTGTGACGAGCATGTATCCCACTAGCAGAATCAACAAGTTGGGAGACAGTGCCACTAGGTTTGACACAAGTGATAGCAGCAGAAACAGGGACACCAAGACGTTCAGCCCATTCAGCATTAGTAGAGATAGCGACATTTTTCAAATGCTCCAAAGTTTTAGCTAATCCAGCATTTTTACTTGTCATTAGCGTATTATCCATAATACCTGTCAAGCTCACTCCCAACAGGCGTTCTTCTTCCGTATTTGTTTTCCATACTTTACGAAGATACGGAAACTTCGTCATAGTGGACTGAATAGTCCCTAAGATTGTTGCAATACGAACTTTGCGTTCTAGGTCTTCTATTGTGTCAGTAGCACGTACTACGCACTCTGTTAAATTACAAAATTCGTAAGGGCGCAAAATTATTTCTGAACATGGATTCGTGCCAAAGTTGTGTTCTGGATCACGTCTACCATTTTTAGCTGCTTGTTTCTGTGAAGCCACACGGTTAAAGAT